CCGAACCATACTTCTTCATGGTCGGGCAAGCGCTCGTGATTCGCCCTGGCCAAACCGTGCATTTCGATGAGTACATACGGCTGCACGATGATCCGGATGAAGAATTCAATCACAAATATTACTCTGATGCTTATTCAAAAACCGTCATATTTAATGGAACAATTGACGATGACCAAGGAACTGTGTAAATGACGCCTTTTACGGTGTGGCTTTTGATATTCGGCCAATGGCTTGTGAATCCTTTCAATGTCTTGCGCAAGCGAGAAGAGGATCAGCGCAAAGAAGAATAACTGAACACTAATATCCTGCGCGGCGCACGTATAATCGAATCACACTTGTTATTTGGTTAAATCCTAATTCATCTTTACAGGAGAACAAACAATGTCGCACGCACATGGTCATCATCACAATCACGAGCATCATTCGGACGACGATGGTGACGTGGCCACGCAGGTGAACCCGACACCGGAGCCGACTGAGGCCGAAAAGGCGGAAGCAGAGAAGGCAGCGAAGAAAGCGCAACTCGAACGCGAGCGTGAAGAAAAGCGTGCCGCTGCCGAAGCAGAGCGCCAACGCAAGGCCGATGAACGCGAAGCGAAGAAGGCCGCTGCCGCTGCCGAGCGTGAAGCGAAGAAGGCCGAAGCGCAAGCTGCTCGTGACGCGAAGAAAGCCGAGGCCGCTGCTGCGCGCGAAGCGAAGAAGGCCGAACGTGAGGCTTCGAAGGGCGTGGACTCGGAAGCGAAGAAGGCCGAACGTGAAGCCGCTAAGGCCGCAGCGAAGGCTCAGCGCGAAGCCGAGGCCGAAGCGAAGAAGGCCGAACGTGAAGCCGCCAAGGCTGCGAAGAAGGAAGAGCGCGCTGCGGCCGTCGCGCGCCGCGCTGAGTTGGTCGAGCAGCGTCGCGCCGAGACGAAGGTGAATGGCGAGCGTCGCAGCAAGGCCACGCACGTCATCTACACGGGCAACGGCTTTTCCACGCCGCAAAACGTGTCGACGCGCGGCAAGGTCCTGGAGTACATCAAGGACCACTTCGAAGTCGGCTCGATGATCGCGATCGAAGACCTGGCGAAGGGCTGCAAGCCGTTCCTGTATGGCGCGAGCGTGCGCAGCTACCTCTCGAAGCTCGAAGAGCGTGGCCACCTGGACTTCGTGATCGGCGAGGCCGAGCAGCAGCCCGAAGAGCAAGCCGCGTAATCCGTGCGATAAGACGGACTCGCGACAACGAGAAGCCCGCCACGTGCGGGCTTTTCTTCAACTTTAAGAAAGTGAACATCAAAATGACTGTCGAATTCGAACGGCCAATCATTGTTGGAGCAGGTCTGGCCGGACTCATCGCCGCCTGTAAGATCACCAACGCCGAGATATGGGAGGCCTCCAATGGGCCGACAGAGAACCACAAAGCGTTGTTGCGCTTTCGTGACGAGTCCGTGTCGCACGCCACCGGAATTCCGTTCCGTGGAGTCACAGTCCACAAGTCAATCTTTTGGGACGAGGCGCACCATGCTGCTTGCAACCCGATGTTCGCCAATGCATACGCTCGCAAGGTCACCGGCTCGATATCCGGTGACCGCAGCGTCTGGAATCTCGACACGGTTCGCCGCTTCGTTGCTCCGGAAGACTTCTACATGCGGTTGGTCCATCGCTTCGGTTCAAGGATCGATTGGCAATCTTCAATCGGCGCGAATGAAATTGCGCGCGGCCAGCGCAGTCACCAAATCGTCAACACCACGCCTCTTCCGGTAATTATGGCAGCATGCGGCTTGAATACCGGCGCGCTTAAATCGAATGATGAATTCTCTTCGATGCCGATTGATGTGCTGCGGTTCCGATTGCCGAAGGGCACAGACGTATACCAGACGGTGTACTTCCCTGAGCCAGACATTCGCACATACAGGGCCAGCATCACAGGCGATTTGCTGATCATCGAGTGCGTTAGAGAGACAAACTGGTGCTTCGGTTGGAAGCTTCCGGAGGACGTGGAGTTGGAGATGGTTTGCGGCGCGTTCGGCCTGGATTACCACACTGACGTGGACGAGATCGAAAGAGTCGATCAGCGTTACGGAAAGATTGTGGCTATTCCTCGCGCACAACGTGAAGCGATACTCTATGAGCTAACGCGCGACTTCAACGTCTTCAGTATAGGGCGCTTCGCCACGTGGCGAAACATCTTGCTGGACGACGTTGTGAAAGATGTCGAGATCGTCTCGCGATTGATGGCCTCGTCCACTTACGGGCGCGAACTGGTCTTAGCGAGCCGATGATGCATCCGTATGAACCGTTTCCAAAGAAGGAGTCATCTGTGACTATGTTTACCGAAGGACAAAGCCGCTTCCCGTTGTACATTTTCGATTTGGACGGAACGTTGGCCTTGATCGATCATCGCCGCCATTTTGTTGAAGGACACGTGGTGTGCGAAGGGTGTGGTGGGGATACGTTCGACGCCGCCATTAAGGCCGACAGCGGCAATCTCCGTAAGTGCTCCAGCTGCAACGGTCTCGGAAAGAAAAAGCGCAAGATCACAAGCGAAGATTGGCAAAAGTTCTACAACGCTTGTGAAGGCGATCAGCCGAACTGGCCGGTGGTGGGGACGTTCTTGCAGCTGTATTCGATCGCGTGCGACATTCGGATTTGGTCCGGCCGCGAGGATTCGGTGCGCGGAAAGACGCTTCTTTGGCTGCACCAGTTCACAAAGATTCCGCTCATTAAGCTCGAACAGATTCTGCTGATGCGCCCGACTGGAGACACGACCGAGGACCACGTTCTGAAGCGGAAGTGGCTTAACGCGCTTTCGCCCAATGAGCGCTCTCGCCTTTGTGCTGTGTTCGACGATCGCAACAAGGTCGTCGATATGTGGCGCGGCGAGAAGGTCGCCTGCTTTCAGGTGGCGCGCGGAGATTTTTGATTTGCATTCAGCAGTGAGCAACAATGAACGATCCTCTTGAGCAGCACTTTCGTATTACACTAGAGCACTTAGCGGAAGGCCGTACTTTCGCAGAACTCGGAGCCAAGTATGGCCTTTCTACGGCGCGTGTGCATCAGGTGGTTGTCGGCTCATACGCCAGGCTGGGAGTCACCGGGCGCCCGACCGCTGCCAGTGTCGGCCTTGCAATCCAGCGACGTATCGCCAACAGCACGCGAGATAGTTGTGTTGAAGGTACGCCTGAATGGTTCCACAATTGCCTCAAGGTGGAGCGTGAAGAGGACGAAAGACTTGCGATGTACAAAAACCTCGATTGACGATTTAACCCAGAAAGGAGAAGAAAGAATGGAAGAAAAGAGCGTTGTTGAGTTCAACAAGAACAAAGCGCGTGGCCCGCGTTCGGTGCTCAATCTTCGTGAAGATTACGAGTTGACCGATTGGATGCACACTCGAACGCCGACTTGGGGCGAGAGCGCTCCGGAAATCTTCGAGCAAGCCAAAATCGCGCTTCCCCACATCGACAAGCTCAACGTCGATCATATTAAAACACGCCTCGCGGCATTCAGCGAGACGCTGCCGAAAGCCGCGCCGCCAGTTCGTGAGCTATCATTCTATGAGCGCCTCGATCGTCTGGAGCATTTGTTGTCGATTCTGTGCAAAGACAGAATCGACAACAGCGCGACAAGTGCTGATCCTGCAGTCATGGATGGTTTCTGGCGGGAAATTAAAGTTGAGTGATCGTCTTTTTGCACAAGAGAGCGTGCTAATATAGGCGCTCCGAATTCGCCTCGCACAGAAAGGAATCAGAATGAAAGTAACGCTTATCCGACACACTCCGAACGCTCTGGAGCTTCTTGTCGGAACGAAGACCACGCGCATGCGCGGCAAGTCGCCTGAAGAGATGTCGGACGCCGAACTGTATGAGCATTTTCAGTACATGCTCGACACGATCAAGTCGCCGTTCGAGTTCGTCGACTACATCTTTCACATCGAAGGCGTCAGCAAGAACTTCACACACCAACTCGTCCGCACTAGGACCGGCGCGTATCAGCAAGAGACAAGCCGCGCGCTGGAAGTGAATGTGTTCGAGACGATTCGGCCTGAAGCGCTTTCATATCCTGATCACTGGAACGGAAGCACGCTCGGTATGAATGAGGATGATCGCGTCCAGGTTCGGCTGGCAGAGACCTGGGATGATGCGATTGCAGGCGCGAACGCTGCGTATCAAGAATTGATCACTGCTGGCGCCGCGCTCCAAGACGCTCGCGCAATCCTTCCGACCAACATGCCAACGACGATTGATGCGAAGTTCAACCTTCGAACGCTTTCGGATATGGCCAAGGTGCGGCTTTGCGCCAGAACTCAGGGCGAATACCAGCAAGTGTTTCGCCTGATCCGCGAGGCCGTCTTAGAAGTCCATCCTTGGGCCGATCCTCTTCTGCAAGTCGCGTGCGTCGCAACCGGTCAGTGCGCTTTTCCGCGTTGGGGCGGCGCTGAGATCGAAGATGCGAACGGATTCGCTATTCACCAATGCCCTCACTTCCGTCCATGGATGGACTTGTCTAAACAGAAGGAAGCGCTTCGAATTTCATTTTGGAGTCGAGAGGAGATCGCGCAGGCCAATCCGGTCGCAAAGAACGGGAAGTCAATGTAATAGTTGTATCAATCTGGAGTTAAATTCAATGAGCAAAAATAAACGGTCCTTGATCGATGAAATCGCCATCTTCGATCTTGACGGATGCGTCAGCGATGATAGGCTCAGACGGTCCATGGTTCCCGAAGGGGCGAGCGACAGCGCCCAATACGCCGCCTATCACGATGCGTGCGGCAATGATGTTCCTCTCCCCATCGGTCAAGCGAACCTAAATGGCCACATCGATGAAGGCAGATTCATCATCTTTTGCACCGCTCGTCCATTCAAGGTGGCCGATAAAACGGTCGCTTGGATCAGCAAGTATTTCGGCATTCAAGCGCAAGATGATTACCTCCTGATCATGAGGCAAGACGGCGACAACCGTAGCGCGCTGGATGTCAAAAAAGAACAGGCTGCATTCGTTCGTCAATACTCCAAGGAGTCTGGGCGTAAAGTCGTATCAGCTTGTGACGACAGAATTGACATTGCTGCTATGTGGCATGGCGAGGGTTATCAGTCTTACTTGCTCAACTCTGAAGGTGTGCTATTATATGAATTGCCTTTCAGTTACAGCCCGTCCGGTCCAACCATTGTAAGTGGCGAATGCTTCGGCACGCTCCAGCAACCGAAGACCGCTGCGCACATCCTGACAGACGCGGCGCGGCTGTTCGAGGAGCGCAACGCCGTCTACAAGGACAACGCAAGGAACGTAGGTGACGTAATGCGCGCCTTCTTCCCGGACGGCGTAACGATCCGGACCGAGTCCGATCACCACTTCTATCACCTGTTCGAGCTTTTGGTGGTGAAGCTGACGCGGTTCGCCAACAGCGGTCTGAAGCACGTCGATTCGATTCGCGACGCGGCTGTGTATGCCGCGATGTGCGAGAACGTAATCGCAAACCACAACATTGAGGTGCACTGATGCGAATCCTCGTCACTGGCTCGAACAGCGGTCTCGGATTAGCCATCGCCCATTCACTCAGCAAAGATGGACACGATGTAATTCCGTTCGACAAAGCGCTCAAGCAAGATGTCTGCGACCCTGACTTCGAATACTTGCGCGCAGTCTCTGAAAAAGGGTTGGACGGTTTGATCAACTGCGCCGGAATCAACCACAACGCTTGGTTCGAGGACATCAGCCCGTTCAAGCTTCAACAAGTCATGACTACGAACGCATTTAGCTTTGTCTACATGACTCAAGGCGTCTTGGAAGGCCTCAAGAAGTCGAAAGGATTCGTCATCAACATCGTGTCCAACGCTGCGCACATTCCGATGACTGCGAGCTTGGCTTATAATGCCAGCAAGGCGGCTGCGTTGATGATCACGAAGCAAATGGCCCATGAGCTTACGCCGAGGCACGGCATCACCGTCCTCAGTGTGTCGCCGAACAAGCTTCGCGGCACGAATATGTCCAGGCAAATCGAGTCGGACGTTGTCCGCGTTCGCGGCTGGACGCCGGAGTACGCCGCCGAGTACCAAAAGAAGGCTCTCATGCACGGTCTTGAAACGGAACCGCGCGACGTGGCCAACTTCATTTCCAACCTAGTCACAACTGGACAGTACAAGTATATGTCTGGTTGTGATATTCCTTTCGGGAAGTAACCACGGATGAACTCCGAACAAATCGAAGACCTGAAGGACGCGGCAACCGATTTGGCCATCTCCGATCCGAATGCGGCTGTTGTTATCCTGCGATTCCTTGAGTTGGTGAATGCCGACTCGAAGACGCAATCGGCCGCGTCGTTGACTTGGCTGCTTGGTCAGGCGATGGTCGAATCGGAAGACGCCGTGCAACACGAACCGGACCCTGACGCGGGCGAGTAAACATTTCGTATCACAGTTAAAGGAATAGCATGCTGCAATTCAAAATCGAACAAATCGCGCTTTACCCTGTCAACGGATCGACAGCGCGGTCATTTCTCGCCAAGCTCGGCTTGAACGAGTGGCACCACGACACCGTGAAAGCCCATGGGGAAGTCTTCGGAGAGCCTGGTGAGAACGAGGCGCACCTGGCGTTCAACTATCAGGCCGGCAATGGCGAGTTCTTCGCCAGCGGTCCAACGAACATGGCGTTGGGATACAAGCCGCTGGAGCTTGAGGTTCTGGCTTACACGGATGGCCCGAACTGGATGGACGAGCAAATCGAGGAAGGTGCTGTGGCCTCTGAAGGTGCAGTCAGCCATCTCGGAATGCACGTGACCGAAGAGCAGCTTCAAGAGTTCGATGTCGTTATGCGTGAATTCCAGATTCCGATCGCGCAGCGCGTTCATACCACTTCGCACACCAATCCGGTAATCAAGGATTCGCGCCGATACAAGTATGTCATCTATGACACGCGACATCTCATCGGAGTGGACCTGAAGTTCATTGTGCGACTTCCGTACAACGGCAACGCATAAAATAGGGGCGCCCCGTCTCTTAAAGACAGCCAAGGGGCGCAACCTACAAGAGTGGACAAGCCAAAAGCCGACCGTCCGTTGTAGGTCTGGCCTTGGCACTCGGCCGTAACCCGTTTGCACGCCGCGCTCGTCGCGGCGTATTCATATCGGAGAAAGAAATGAGAAAGGCATTGGAGCGCAGGGCATTGCGCCGTGATTACACTGATGGTGAACAGTTTGGCGAATCCATTGGAATAATCAATTCTTATGGCGATCCGATTGGAAAGAAGGTGTGCATAAGGAGCCTCAGAAGAGCCAATCGGCAGTGGTTCAAGAAATGGCAAGACTATGCAGATGATTCGAAGCTCGTGCTGCAAGTGAAGAACTCCAGCAATCGAATCTCTCGCAGCGTTCGCCAGATAAACCGATCGATAAACAGGAGTCGTTGATGCTATTTGCTGTGTTCGATACGGAAACCACAGGGCTCCCATTCCATCCGGACGCGCCGCTCGATTCCCAGCCCAGGATCATTGAATTTGGCGGGTTGATCACGGACGGTGTAGAGATCATCGACACGCTAGAGTTCATTTGCAACCCAGGCGTCCAGATCGAGCAGATCATCACCGATA